GAACCTTTCCTATGGTGGCCGGTACTAAGTGGCCCTGCGGGTTGCACAACCCGACCGGCCTTTAGTCCTACGTTTGCCCCTGCGTGCATCGGGGATTGCCCAGAAATCCCATTAGTTCCTGGATGCTTAGACTCTCTGCCCTACCAAGTAGAGAACTATTGTGACATAGAACAGACAAACACTTGCTTGGGTTTGGGTGATTTTTTCCGAGGGCATCGTTGGACGATCAACGGATTTTCAGGTAGAGGCTCCGGCGCAATAGGCGGAGACGGCGGCGTTTGGGAGTCAGGCGTCATCGCCCTGACTCCAAACTGCGAAGAAGACGTAGGCGCTAATCCTATGACTATCCGAGTATCGCGACCGGCACAAGAAATAATCCTGTCCACGGGTGAGAACTGCCACGACGTCTACGGCAACACACAAGGACCGGTCAAATTAGTATTACCCACCATCATACCCGTATGCGTCGTCCGCGATGGGACGACTTCAGGCCCATGTCCAGTCTAGATGATTACGTTCGCGGTAAACTAGGAAACCGAGCTAGGGTATCCGAAGAGATTTATGTTGAGTCTCCGGCACCGGCTTTGCCGGTGATGGGTGAACTTGGGCCAATGTTATGGCGCGAGTTATTTCTGGCTGTGTTTACACAGCAGGAATTCGAGGCTTGGAAATCGCGCGTTCCTCGCTACGGCTGTGCGTGCTCTAGCTTTTTGGGCGTGTGGCTGAAGTTGAACCGGCCTACGTTTCCGTTGCCTTTTTCTTTTAAGTGGGCATTAAAAAACGCGGTAAACCAGAAGCTCGGTCAGCGGATGCTGACCTTGGAAGAGGCACAAGAATACTGGTCAACCCAAACATTGACGTAGGCTGGGACATTAGCTATACTGATCCTTTCTACTTCCACAACAAGGATATCTTATGCCTCGATACACGATAACTATGGCAACTTTCGATGACTTTTCGGGAGTTTTCTTTTCTATTCAGGCTCTTAGGATGTACCACGATCTCACGGATTGTGAGATCGTCATCCTAGACAACAATCCAAAAGGACCGCACGGTCAAGACTTAAGAAACTTTGTCAACAACTCCCAGAACGCTTCTGTTCCTATTCGTTACCACGAATTTGCGGAGAGCGTTGGCACATCGGCTACCCGGCATAAATTATTTGATTTAGCCCAAGGGGAACTCGTTGTTGTTATGGACTGCCACGTCCTCCTAAAAGCCGGTGCCATTGCGAAGATGAAGCAGTTCTGGGAGTCGGCGGACGCCGACATGCGAAAGAATATGTTTACGGGCCCATTGCTCATGGACTGCATGCAGCATCACCAGACGCATTTTGAGTGTATTTGGCGAGCGGAGATGAACGGCGCGTGGACGACCGCTTGGCGCAAGGAGGGTAAGTATTGGATAGCTTCCGAAGCCGAAAACGGCACCAAGGTCCAGATGCGAGAACTCCTAACCGGTAAACTCGGTTTTGAGTTCAAGCATACGTGGTCCGGTCACGAGCACGCAGCGAAGAAGCTCGGCTTCGAGTTAGCGGGATGGGGCGATGACAATGATATCTTCGAGGTACCGGCACAAGGGCTTGGGATGTTCGCTGCCGCGAAAGAACACTGGTTAGGTTTCAACCCTCACCACAAGCACTTCGGCGGAGAGGAATGCTACATCCATGAGAAGTACCGGCAAGCCGGTAGGAAGACCTACTGCCTACCTTGGATGGCTTGGAACCACCGCTTCGGTCGCCCCGAAGGACCGAGATACCCGATTACCCGCGAAGGAAAGATGCGGAACTACGTGCTTGAGTTCCAAGAGCTAGGGCTTGACCTAGAGCCAATTCGGCACCACTTCATCGACGAGATCAAACTCAAGCCGGAGTTATGGGATAAGCTAATCGCTGATCCCATTAACTTTGACCCTTATTCTGGGTGGGCGGCAAACACCGCCCCCGAAACCATGAAGCCGGTGCTGAAGTCGAATTTCGGTATGCCGTTGCCATTAAACATCGACGATCTCAACAGCATGGCCGTTGAGATTTCCGCTAATAAGCGGGATCTAGAAAACCACTTCCAGAAGTTCTACGAATACGGCGGACTGTGTAATTCGGCGTTGGAAATCAGCAAGCGTCGTGAAACGACGATGTGGCTGGCGGCTGCGTTGGTTCAAGGAGCTAAGCGATGTGATCGCACTAAGTGCGATAAGGAGAAGTGCGATAAGCAATGCCGGATGCCTCGGCTAGTGTCGTATCAAGCGGAGCGAGATACGCTCCTAGAGCTTATCAAGGAAGCCGTCGAAGGGAAGCTCCAGTATACGGATGTTGATAATCCAATCACCAATCCAGTGCCGAAGGTAGAAGGTAGGTTTGATTGTCTGTATATTCACTCCCGGCATACCTTCGCCGACTTGTCGGCGCAGTTGGCTGAATTCGGTCCCCGAATCGATAAGTACATCATGCTTAACGGTACTTCCGGTAGCGGCGGCTCCGGCATCAAGGGCGAAGATGGAAAGACGCCATCGATGCTACATGCCATCAAGATGTTTATCAAAGCCAACCCGGAATGGTTTGTCGTCTATCATACGGAAGCCCAGTATGGTATGACGGTGCTGTCTAGGGTGCAAGAGGACCGTGGAACGGTCATTACGCCTTGGCCGATGACGGATGATGAAGGTAAGCCGTGCGGAGCGGGCAGTTCTCTTAAAGAAATCTTAAAGATGATCGGCATCGAATCTACTCCGGACTGTTCTTGCAACCGATACGCCGCAAAGATGGATGCAGACGGGCCGGATGTTTGTGAACAGAACATCGAAGAGATTTTGACTTGGCTCAAGAAAGAGGCTGACAACCGGGGACTGGGAGCAGTCTATGTCAAGCCTTTCGTCAAGATGGCAGTCATGCGAGCCATTAAGAAGGCTCGCAAAAAGATTGCTTCTGGTGAGTGTGGCTAGAGATCTTCTTTCTTGTACCGGAGATCGAGCAGCAATTGCTGCTCATCTCCGAACTCAAACTGGTTGTCGTTACACAGTCGCCCGTAGACCGCAAACTCTTCTATCCTATCGATAGCTCGCAACGCGATCCCGTCGCTAACAACGTCTCCGACGTTCCAACCGCGAATACGGCAAACTTCCGCCGAACTAATACGCCAAGCATCAGCGATTGTATCTGGATTATTGGCGTCTATGAAATAAATAGGCGTGCCTATTTGATCGAAGGACGCCCGGAACGGAATGGAAGACATACCTACTGAAATGCTAACGATAGCGTCGATATCGGTTGGTGTGCTAAACGAAAATAAGAAAGGTTGTGTTTCGTACCGATTCTTTAGATGCCCTTTAGCAATACCGCTCATCTTGGGTGCATAATGGACGGTTTCAATCTTATCGGCGAACGGCAACGCAGCAAAGGCCGCCGTCGTGGCGGCCACTTGCTGCTTGAACGGTAGATTGCAGATGTTACCGGTTAGCAGGATTTTCACTGCATACCTCCCCTGAAAATGGATGCCATCTCGTAAATGCTTTGCATAACAGCACTATAGCCCGGTTTCACCGGGCCAGTGACCCGAGCTTCCGGAATTTCCCGATATTTCCAGACGCCTGCGTCAATGTGTCCGGATGAATGGTTGTCACCGGTAGCTTCCCAGTTGTAGATGTAACTAGGATACTTCTGTTGCTTAGGACCGCCAAAGCGGTCTTGTAGCCGTTGGAGGAAATGCGTATCGAAATCCGCTCGCAGGGTATCTTGGTTCAGATACCCTCCAATCTCCTCCAGGGCATCAGTGCGGTACGCACTACTCGCCCAGAAGCGACCGCCGGATTGCTCTATCTGCATCCGTCCGCCCCAGGACGAGAACACCTCCTTCGGATACGACCACGGATGATCCTTTAGGATCGCTGCGTGCTGGGAGAGGTGGTCCGGCAGGTATCCGTCGTCATCGTCCATGACGCAAACGTAATCATAGTGCAGGCCAACACTGTTGAAGCCTAGATCATACTTCGCCATTAGCGATCCTGCTCGCATTGCCATAGGCTCGAAAAATACTGCCCTGCCCTTTACATCCATCATCGCTTTATCCGGCAGTGGATTCACCCGGTCGTCTACGACGACCAAGGTAGCCGGTCCCTCGTAATCCTGATCGTAGAATGCCTGAATCAAGGATTCCAGCCATTCTTGGCGATGGTTGTAAACTGCCGTCAAACATAAGAAGCTCATAAATACTTTTCTTTCAATAGGGTTGCGTTGATGCTTTCCAGCAAGGTGCCGGTAGCCGGAACCTTGATGCCGAGTCCTTCAAACCCGTTCACATCGAGCGGATTGAAGATTGGTTCGTTGCGAGATGCCCGTAGCCGGTAGACTTCTACCCTAGCCTTGCTGCCGGGTATGGTGTCTGTGGGTTCCTGGTACAGAGGCAGCTCCTCGCTGCCGATTGTACCGAACACTAACAAGGCTTCCGCCTTGCTGGAGGGGATATGCCGTTGGTGCGTAGGTAGGAAATCGTGATGCGTTGGCATTAGAGTTCGATTACATTTCCTTTAGAGAATTCAGGGAAGTGAGTTACCATGATTATCTGAAAGCCGGTTTCTTGACACAAGGACTCTAGTAGATTTACTAATCTAGGCCGGTGCCCGGCAGATAGGAACCTAAAGGGCTCATCCAAGATGAGCACTTTGCTAGGTTGCGGTACGCTTAGGATTAGCGTAGCTAATCGAAGCGCGAATGATATCACATCTACTACTCCACCGCCACAGGCGGTGAGTGGGTCGTATTCGTTACCGGCAGCGTCGTTAAGAACGCAACGGGCTTCGGTTTGTTCTCGCTTTTGCTCAAACACCAAAGCGAACCGGTAGCGGTTCTCAGGGAACACGGCTTCTAGGCATCGGGTAACCAAGGCAGATATGGAGTGCTGGCACTCCTGCTGGCAGGCGACTGCTATATCCGTTACCTTTGATCCCACGGCGGCTAGAGCGGTCTTCCGCTCTTGTAGCCAAAGGATCTCGGCTTCAGTATCCTGTAGCTTTTGAAGCAGGGCGTCCCTAGCCGCTACCTTAGTCGCCAAGGCGACTGCTTCGGTTTTGAGGTAGTGTTCGAGTTCCATCTAGACGATAGCCCGGTATTCGTTTCTTAGTTTGACAATCTCTTCGCTCAATTGATCTAGCTCCTTCTCGGCCTTGCCGATTTCGGCTACGGCCTCTTCGAGAGACTGGATGCCGAAATCGGCATTCAGTCGCTCCATGAGCGACTTCTGCCTACCGATGATCTGGTCCCGTTCTGACTTGAGCTGTTCTAGCTCCTTCTTGACTTTATCCAGGCTTTCCACAACCGCAATCCTGTTTGACTAGGGTACACTTACCGTTATGTTTGAATGGACAAGGTATCGACCTAGCCATTGGTATCTCGCAGGTCGCTTTAGCGACTACTTCGAGGCATTCTACGCAAATGACTTCTACTTGGAAATCAGTAACTGGTTTACTTTCCATTTACCAAATGCTCCAGTAGATCGACGTAGACGACTCGTTCCTGTCCGGTACTATGCTCCACCTGAGCAGCAAGCTGCTCCCGGAAGCTGGCTTTCGTTACCTGTAGCGTAGCTAAGGAATCGGTAACCGATTCTTCTGCCTTAGCCGCTACGCTCTCTTGCCACTTAGGTTCTAGCTCAGGGAAGCGTACCGCTTCATAGGAGCCGTCCGCGTAGACTAGCCCTAGCAGCGGTATGTGGTCCTGCTGTGCTGACGTGGTCGCAAATAGCGACCCGTGGTTCAAGAACTTACCGGCTTGCCATGCAATGTGGTTATCGCCTACGGCGATCAGATTGAAGTATTGCATCAGATCGGTAGCCTTGCTGACGTTGCTCTCGTCGGTTACACCGACGTAGGCATTGGCAGCCGTTGCCCACATATACTTATGAATCAGGCAAATGGCGGGTACTCCCTCTAGAGCAGGCTCGCCCGGAAGCGAGTAGTGCTCCCAGGGCATACTGAACAAGGCTACGGCGTTCCGCATATTGCCCACTACGCGCCAGGTGTTGGCCGGTATGTCAAAGACAATACCGGCTTTCACTAACGCGCCGTAGGCTCCTTGCATCCGGTCTTCGTAGCGATGGTTGATGAGGTCGTGCTGACCGGGTATGACGTATAGCTCGAAATCCTTGAGGGCGGAGATTGCCCAGGAAACAAGGGAGCTAGGCGTGTCAGCACGATCAAAAAGATCGCCGGCGACGGCAATCGGGATGGACGGGTAGGCGGTACGGAGTTGATGGAACCGGGCTTCCATTACGTCGTACCAGGACTTCTCGGCCCGTGAAACGGGCACGGTACTTCTTAAATGGATGTCAGAAGTTGTGATTAGGATTGGGGTTTTCATTTAATTTCTTCCCATAGTGCTGCCAGCATCTCATCGTCTTCGTCGTATGCCCATAACACAACCAGCACAGGAAACGACAGAATAATCCAAGTAATTCCGATAGCCATGCGAATGGCTTTCTTAATCCAGTATTTCATGGTACTTTCGGTGTCTCCGGTAACGGCATCCAGTGAGTGCAGGGATACCATCCGTCGTGTGTTTCCATTGCGATAGCATCACCCTCTGTTTTGTGTCCTTCGTACCAACCAAACTCAACGTCGCCAAATCCTTCTTCGTCGATGTGGCAGCAGAACAAAACGAACTCGTTGATCGTTGGTAGTTTTTCGGTTATAGGTATCCAGTTGTTCATTGTCTATCCTTACTGAGTTCGTACCAGATGAAGAAAGCATTTGCCAAGGAATAACAAAACCACGCTCCGGCGTGCGGATAGTCCTTGTCCAAGTAGTTACCTACGGCAACTATTAGATAGAGGACTATGGAAATTGCCATAGCTGCCGTGGTTAGAGTTGCTGTATTCATACTTTACTCCGCAGTAAATCCGTCAATTTTAGTAAAACAACCGGCAGGATTTGCACCTGCGAATTTAGTCTTGTCGATCTGCCTAATGCTTCCGGCTTCGGTTGTCGGAACCCACCCACACCGTTCACACGGTGCCGGTTTACTTAATTCCCTGACCGATTCCTCGGTCTTCTGAATCCTACCTGCTAAAACCGTCAGATCGATTTCCTGGATCGTTTCGACGATCCCTTTGAGCACCGAAATCTTTTGTTTGGACGGAATTACTATAGCGTCCAATCCGGCCAACACATCCCGAATTTGGCGATTTTTCGCCTTAATTTGGATGCCGGCTTCCTGGTGATCGGAAGCGATGACGGCTAATCTGTCTCGGTAGCTTCGCACCCCGATAAACCCCTCTAGCTTCGCGATTCTCGCGTCCAGAGAAGGCAGTGAGTCAAAGGCCGCCTGGGCGGCCAGGATCGATTCTAGCCCCTGTTTTGTGGCTTTACGGGCCTCTACCGCTGCGACATACGCTCGCATGGAGTCTAGGCACTGGATCTTGGCGTTTAGGAGCCGTATCGACCACGCATAAGTCTCGCATTCGGTATTCGCCATCGCCAAATCGGCACGCCGATTACTTAGCTCCAACTCTTGTTTCGCCAAATCCTGTAATTGCTTTAGCAATTCCTGCTTCCGGTCTAGGTTCTGATATGGCAGCAGGTCAGTCTTGTATCGAATTAGCTTATGTTGTTCGTTGTCAATTAGCGTACCTAATTTAGCAGACTGCGTCCGGAGCCAACTAATCGACTTGTCGATGTCGTCAAGGGCTACTATTTTATTTATTTCCCTAGCTAACTGCCCTCCGGTCAACGCTAGAAGGAAAACGGAATCCATCTGACTCTGGAAATTGACTTCCGTTAGCATTAGCCGATCTGATACTGCCTTCGGTTGCTGCTTGGCACAGGCCAGGAACTTTTCCTGGCCTACCTTGTAGCCGTATTCCTTGGCGTTCTTGAACCGGACAACGCCTCCCTGGGGCGTCAGGACGCCCACTTGGAGAGAGGTTTCGCCGTGGGTCACTAATCCGCTTGCGGATTCGTGGAGTGCGACAAAACGCAAAGCACGAATGATGGCCGACTTACCGGTGTCGGAGGCACCAACTACTACGTTAAGTCCTGGGTTTACCGTCAGCAGCAAATCCCGGTGAGCCTGGAAATTGACTAGCTTGATCTGGCGAATCATAGAACTTCTCCGTAGCGATAGAAGCTCTGCTTCGGTAGGTTCCTCGTCCAGAAGGCTTTTTGGAGCCCCGCTTCGTACATCTGCAAGATCCCCAGATCCAATTCGGCTAGGGAGTCGATGCCGTTGTAGAGCATCAACTCCCGGCGGTTGGCTAAATGGATCTTGTTGATGCCATAGGTATCGGAATCCTCGAAATACTTATCCACGTTGTGGGCGTAAAACGCCTGTCCCAGGCGAGCAAACGCCTGAAACTTCAAACCGGCTACGCCCGGTTGCGGGTCATGCATGTGGGCAGCGATCACGTTATCCCATACCCAGTTCTTAACCGTTACCCCGTATTTCGTTCTCGACCATCGGTCTTCGAACTTCAAGTTAGCCGCTATCTTCCGGCAGTCTGAAGTCAAGTACGCCTTCCAGGCGTCTACCAAGGCATCCGTCATACTGAATGCTACGCACCTAGTCTCGTCTCCGACGAGCCACGCTACCGAAGCCGTATAAACTTTGGATGCCTGCCTCTCCGGCTTCAGGCTATTGGTTTCGTAGTCGAATGCCGTAAGCGGCGACAGGCTCGCCGCGGCGAGCAGTTCCTTGATCTCGGCTATCGACTCCGGCATCTGAACCATCTTGGCGTAGTCGGCTATGTGGTCGCCGTAAGGGCGACCCTCCGAATTGAATGCTTTCAGCATTTGACGGGTATGGTAGATTTCACTGACGGCTGGATTCTTACCTAACGCTATTCTGCCGATAGGGAATACCCAGGCATTCAGTTCCTTGCTAGGAATCCCTTGCCAGAACCACCGATCTGGCATTTCGGCATTCTGGTCCCATAGCCAATGAACCATAGACTTCAATGCCGTCTTCCCCCAGATCAATACCTTCTCCGGTTGCAGACGTTTGATCTCGGAGATTAGCAGCGGTTGGCAATGCTTCCAGGGCTCCTCTCCGACTGTGTCGGATTCGGAATAGCAGGCTTGGACAGGAACGATCACTAATTCGCGTAGCGAATGTCCGATCTTTCGCAGATTGCCTTCTATCCGTTCGTATTGTGCCGGTGAGATGTTGCGGTCGGCACTAGGCTTATCGACCACTATGACGGCTTTAGCCGTCCCTGGTCTGGCTTTCTGCATCCCGTGGGTGCATTTGCGGAGCAGGCCACATGCTCCGCATGCCGGGGCTATCGGTTTGGATTTGGTATGTTGGGTGAAGAATGTGAACATCTATGACTGGATTACCTCCGCGCTTACGCAATAGCAGCAACCGTCACTCTTTACCCGAATCATGGTTTCGCATACCTCTATCGGAGCTGCGTACCGCAGCACGTTAGGCAGGACTTCCGGGTTGGTTTTCACCAACAACGTAGGGCCGGTATAGTCTAAATCTCTATCCTCTTCAAACCAACCACTTCCGCTGTCTGCCCGAACTAACAGGTTTCCGTTCGACAAGGTGAATTCAATCTGCTTTCCTTCTGCCTTCTCTGCGACGAACGGCATCGCCCTGGCGATGATATCAGCAACGGATACCGGCAGCAATACAGACTGCTTGGCAGTCTCTGTAAAGATGGTGCCGATGTTAGGGTATGCCTCGGCTATTAGCCGAACTGATACTATCACGCCTGCATAAGTTCTAAAGTGAACCCAGTTATCGCCATAGGCGATAGCCGCTAGCCCTAAACCGTCTAATCCTTTCAGGCTTTCGGCTCTCACTAGCACGGCTCCCTCTTTGCGACCTGTCGCAACTAGAAACCGAATTGCCTGACGGCAATCGGTAGCCTGAATGCCCTTGGGACCAAATGCTACACAAGTCAAAGCAAACGTAGCCGAATCCTTTGCCGCACATGGTGCGACCCTGGCGATGGCTTCTCCAAAAATAGGCGGAAGATCGACGTATTCGGTAGCCTGCTCGACTTCTTCGAGAGGTAACACGATATCGTCCATCTTCGGGATCTGTTGTTTGCGGCGGTCGGAGCCGCCCTTTAGCTTAATTTTGTCGGCTTCGCAGGTGATCTCTATTTCGTCGTCCGGAGATTTCCGTAAGGTTTGTAGTAGGGTTTTCGAAGGAACGGCACCGTAGCAGTCAAAAGGAACGCCCTCGGCGTTCGCTAGGGGACTGGAGCAGCATATCTCGCCGTTATAGGTATGGACTATTCCGTTCCGGAATACGAAGCAGGAACTTTGCTCCATGTTGTCCTTGCTACTTAGCCCCAGCGAACACGCTTCCAGCGTGCGTAGCAAATCGGCTCTAACGAACTTCATCAGGTGGGCTCCAGCGGAAAGTAATGGCGTTGCCATTCTCAAGTTCGGGATACTTGTTCGTTTTTATGGGAAGCTCGGCCATAAAGCCGAGCGACCGGAAAAACAACTGCATTTCGGTATAGTCTTCAGGCACATCGGCTTCGTATTCCTGGATGCCGTGCAAGTTGCCGGTTGCGTAGAGCGGCAATAGGATTCGGGTGCCGATACGGTTACGACGTACTTCTGGGTGAATAAGGATTCGGGCTATCCGAATCACGGGGCGGTTAAGCACCGCCGCGACCACTACTCCGACGATGTTGTTGGTAGCGCCGTGTACGGCGACTACAACTATGTACCGGTTGCGTTCATCCTCAACATCTAGCTTCGATGCCCACCATCTACGGGTTTTCGGGGCTTCGGAGAACAAATGGTCGAACTCCTCGATACCGGGGAGATCTACCATTTGGGCCTCTCTGTAGTGGGCATAGCATGCTAATGATGGCTTATCGTCTTCCATTTTCAATCGCAGATTTGAGTAATGTCTTGATGTCAGGATCAGTTAAGAACAGGTGGTAATTATGCGCTATCAGGGCGTCTTCCGGCGATTCTTCGCCGAAGTCGCTGACTAATCCCAGGGCTGCCGCAGGCAGCACAATTACGGCGTCCCGGCGATCTCGTTTGTGGATGACCATCCAGTAGGGAGTCCCGGCGATAGAAGCCGCTTTCTTGGCCTGATCGATAAAGTCCCAGAAACCTCCGGATACCTTTTCATAGAGATCAGCTACGCTGATCGAATTGTATCCCCGCTTAATCTCTACCGTGATGAAGTCTAGGAATTCCTGCCCTTCCTTCGTCATCGCAGCAAGGTCGCCAGCAGCATTAGCAGTGGTCTGCCCTTTCTTCGCTCGTTGAGTAGCCCGTCCGCCGGAAGAAGCTGACCGGAAGAATATGTCGTCTTGCCGACCATCGGTCCACCACAAAGACAGTTGCGAAGCAACTAGTCTTTCGTGGGTATTCCCTTTGTTCTTGCCATTAACCATTGTTAATGGACTCCCACTTCGCCTTAACCAGAGGGCGCTCCTCGACCATCTGCAACACTTGTTCCCGCCGGTACATGGCAGCATAACGAGCGTGGTTACGCTCACTTAGCGTACCGCAAAGGAACTGGAGCAAGTGCCGGTCCTTGATACGCATTACATGCGTAATCATCTGTGGCCGGGGCTGCTGTTTCTTCTCCAGCTTGTTCCAAATGCGTAGGTTCCGGCGAACCTGTGCCTTCAATTTGACTTCATCCTGCTTTCGGATGATTTCTTTCAACCGTTTCTTCTCATTCATAGCTAGGCATTCCTAATTCGTGATAAGCGCCGATGTTATCGGCTAGTCGCAACCATTGAATCCTGCTAGTCTGCTCGACCAAAGGTTTGATCTCCGCACCCTTGAGCGGCAGGTATACCAGCGGCATGTTCTTACTATAGACCGATAAGTTGTCTACAAAGGTCTTGTATTTGGAATTTTCTTCCTTTATTTGACCCCGTAGCCATTTGCAGGCGGTCTTCTCCGCAACGCCCGGCAAGCCGGGCACGTTGTCACTATCGCATCCTGCCCATGCCTTAGCACTTGCCCACTGTACCGGTGGAATGTCCCATTCCGTAATGAAATCGACTTCGGTGTAGAGATTACCCTTAACCGGATTATAGAGCCGAACATTCGGCTTTAGGCATTGATACAAGTCTTTATCGGACGATACCATTACAAATTCTAATTCCGGATGCTTTTGGATGGCTGCCGCCATCATGTCGTCGGCTTCGTAGCCCCTTTGCATCAGAAGGTTCTTAGCACCCATCATGTGCAATAGGCCAGGAAGCTGATCGATTTGCTGATACATCCCCAGACGCTTCTCAGCGTCACTAGGACTCTCTTGGGCTCGCTTGGCTTCCCGGTTGCCTTTGTATTCCGGGTACAATTCCTTCCGTTTGCTGTGTTTAGAATCGAAGCAGAATGCGAGATTCCAAGTATCGAACCGCCGTTCTAGCTGTTCGCAGGTCTTCCATATCTGGAAGAGAACACCCGTGAAACGGGTAGGGTCATCGGGGTGCGTCAAATCGCCAACAGTAAACAAGGCTCTGTGTGCCAGATTGTTCACATCGATGAGGATAAAAGGTTTACTCATAGCGGTTTTTCCGAATTACTTGCATTTGGCTCATGTAGTCCGTGAAGCTGGCTGTCAGGAGATCCTGAAGCTGTGCTTCCTTATCTTCGGATTCTATGCGAGAGATCAACTCTTCCCGGTAGTAGGTCTTCTCGCGGAACAAATCAGGGACGGTATATCGTCCGCTCTTCTGGGTGATGTACTTGTTGGACTCTAGCCAAGTCAGCGTGCTGCCAATGTTATCGACGCCGTGGGTAGGATAAAACTCCTCCTCGAATACCAACTTCATCCCGTTTACTCGGTTCTTGTGGACTTTGATAGCCACATTGTCCCCGATTTGGACCTTCTTGCCTTTGATCTCTCGTTCGATCTTGGTAGTCAGCTTGGTTTCAAGTTCTACGTGTGCCCAGAACTTGATAGCCCGTCCGCCGGGTACAACGTCCTTCGGTGAGTAGGGATTAGCTTTCTGGACATTGGAACGGTGCTGACTAATTCCAATGAGAATGGAATTAGTCTTAGCCAATTGAGATACCAGCATCCGTAGCCGGTTAGAGTGGATCTTACCGTGCTCCATGCCATAGGTTCCGTCTGGCTCCTTGTCTTCGGATCGCTTCTTACGGTCGTCGTCGATCTTTTTGATCGCCGACGCCGGTAGCCATGCTTCGAAGGAATCGACCACGATTACAGAAGGGGTCTTGATAATCTCGTCTAACGCATCGTAGAGGTGATCCAGACTCTTTGCTTCCATCGCTTCTAGCTTCGCAGCTAGCTTCGAGCCGAAGAACTTCTCGCAGTTGAAGTTCGACCCGTTCTCCCCGTCGAAAATGACGCATCGATGATCGGCGTAAAGCGGCGAGTTCGCCGCCTCCGCCATTAGCATCTTGGCGTGAAAGGACTTCCCGCTACCGGAATCCCCGTGCAACCAAACAAACATGCCCGGTGATACGGATTTACCGATCTGGCCGGAGACGTGGAGATCCATCACGTCGCATCCGAGGCTTAGGTCTGGGGATGATAGTGCCGTCGTGGACGGCATCGCGGCGACGGCGTCTTCTAGTTGTTCGATATTTGATTTCTTAGCCATTGTTTTCCTCTACCAGTCTGATTAAGCCTTCTTCCAAGGCAGTTGGGATATGGACGTGTTTATTGAAGCTGTCTTCCGGATCGTCGTAGACGGCTTTGTCGTCCACTAATCCAGGAAACCACTTACCCTTCCAATAGAACATATCGGGGCGTCTCTCTAGCGGAGCACCTGTAGCCGCCACAACGTATTTCTTTTCCATAATTTCCTCGATAAAAAAAGCCGCCTGCCTATTCCTAAGCAGGCGGCCCAACCCACCAACACACAACTCACACAGTTGTACTACTTATCCCAGTCCGCGTCAAACGGTGCCGAGTCATCGGCTGTGGCGATAGCCGCCACAGCCTCTTCCTTAGCGGCCTGAACCGCTTTGCTCTGTCCTGCTGCTGCCATTGGCGAGCAGTCGATAAATCGACTCTTAGCCTCGTCATACGGCAGCTTCTTGAGGCAAGCATCCAGGTCAACGGCATCCTTAATAAGATCCGACACCTTAACCGTTTTACCAGTAGACAAGGTAATCGAGCCGCCGTGCTTGTCAAAATCGAACGACGTAGCCTTGTAGAACGTCTTACCCTCGAAGCTAGCAGCTTCCCAGTTGAAGGTAATAATGCTGCCTTCAGTCGGATGCATGAACGCCTTAGCATGCTGTTGATTCGGGCGCTTCGCCTTGTTGACGGCTGCCTTCATCAGTTCTTCGGTGAAGTTGCGGTACGAGTGATCGAGTACCAGCAGCTTCTCTACGGGCGTGTCGTCGTAAGTGATAACAAAGACGTTGAACATCCCCAAACGCTGTGCGCGTTTCTTGATGTTGTGCGACCGGAGATAGTCTTCGATAGGACATTTCTCGCCGAACGTCTGAACACAATCGAAGTAGCGGTTCTTGCGATCTGGTCCCAGATCCCGGTGCAAGTAGCAATCTCGTGTGTAATACAACTTTCCCGGTTCCGTCCTTGGGGAGTTCGTCGTGACATAAGGCACGACGACCAACTGAACCAAACCCGCCTTGTCTACCTTCCATCGGCGATCCTTGGGAATATCGACAGGGTAATAACTCTGTCCGCCCCCCATACGAGAAAGTTCGCCTTCCAAATTCAAATCATCAAATTCGTTACTCATCAGAGTCAACTCCGTATTGGCCGGTTGTAAATCCACGAATCACCAGTTCGGCCAAATACTTACTGGCGCTTCGTTTAACGTCGAGTGCGTTAACAATAGCTTTTGTGCCGTTCACGGCAAGTTTAGCTTCGATGACTGCATCTGTCAACGCAACCACCTGAGCATCACATTCAATTCGGGAAGCGATGCCTCCCTCTGTGACTTTCGCAATCCCGTATTCAATTGGTGCGGCACGCACCTTCATTTCCAGTTGGGCCTTAAACAAGCTCAAGGCTTGTTCGGCCTTGTGCAACTTGTACAGGTCATCGGCAAGAGACGATTCCCATGCTCCTGTGTCGCTAGCTAGCGACGAGAGAGCTTCAGGTAACTTGTCTACGGTAAGGTCTAAATCTACTGTTTTCGTCATTGTATCAATCCTTTTGGACTAGGTTGGTCATGGGCTAACGGTAATACTATAGCTACCTACTTGCCCAAGCAAGGTAATAATTTGCCAAAAATCCCGGTTTCTTTGAATCGAAGAACGGATTCTTCATCGCCGTGATGACTTTCGCCGCCCTGGCGGCATTCTTACTGCATTTCATGCAAGTCGCTGCGTACCGCAGCAGCATCCACCGGGCAGTCTCGACTTCGTCGTCCGTCATCTTGGATAGGTAGTCGGTGTAGAGGCTCTCCCAAGACTCTTTACCCGGCCACATGACCGCCTTGCAAATAGGGAACAGGTCATGGGATTCATCGCTGTCGATAGCACAGATCCGTTTCACGGATTCGACTTGGAAGCCGGCGGCGATGCATTGTTCTAAAAGCACTAATGCTCGGCGTGCCGAGCCTTGTGCGGAAGAGGCAATTACTTGTAGCGTCTCTCCGGAAAAGTCGTTAGCTCGGGCTTCCGTCTCTAGGACGTGTTGCATTAGATCCACTAATTCGGCAGTAGTTAAATTAGTTAATTGCATATTAGCTCGGGCTTCCGTCTCTAGGACGTGTTGCATTAGATCCACTAATTCGGCAGTAGTTAAATTAGTTAATTGCATACCAGTGATCCGCGAGCGGATCGCCTTGTCGATTTTCTCCGGTTGTGAGGTACAAACAAAGAAGTAGACGTAGGATGGGGTGTCTTCGAACACCTTTAGAAGCCCCTGGAACGCTTGCTTAGAGCATGAGTGGAACTCATCGAGAATATACACCCAAGGGCCGCCTCCGAGCGGCTTATAGGCCATGTTGTCCTGGATCGACCGGATATCGTCGATACCGGTCTTCTGTCCCATGTTCATCTCGATTATGTTTCTAGGGTCGGTGCAACCGACCTCTGCTGCCATAATCCTGGCTAATGTTGTCTTGCCTACGCCAGGCTCCCCGTAGAAGCCGAGAACGTGAGGCACGTTCTTATTGGTAATGAACTGCTTCAACTGACTGACGGCAACGGCTTGGCCGATGACGGCATAGAGGGACTTTGGCCGGTATTTTTTGTATAGTTCAAGCATACTCTCTCCAAAACAAATAGGCATCAATTACTCGTTCTAGTTCCGCTTCTAAGTCTAGAAGCGTACCGTCATTCCGTATAAGGTAGTCGGCTTCCTTAGCCGGGTCTATAGCTACCTCGGATTCGTGTGCCGGGTCAGCAGGCTGTTCTCGCGTGCTTTGCACGCATATCAGCAGGCTGTCGGGCTGGGCGCGGAGGAAGGATACTTCGTTCGGGAAACGGATGCCCTGGATCGCTGTCCGTTCGTCGAGTCGCATTCGGGTATCCATGATCTTTAGCCAGCAGTCTTCTCCAAAAAATCGACGACCGCATTCAGTGCCTAGGAGCCGGAGATAACGTCGAACGTCATCTGAATGACGTTTGACGTAATCTATTCCGAATACTGTCACCGCTGTGTTAAATTCCGCTGATGTATAAGTAATGTCGTGATCGTTCACTCGTACGACTGGATTTAGGATCGCTAGTTGTTCGTATACTGGGTCCGAGAAACCTCGGACAAAGTAACCGTATTTCTTATGCAGGATCTTGCAACACTCGTCTTTTCCTGCATTCCGGTTTCCGCAAAATCCGATTACTTTGGGTAGGTTCATTTTTCATCTCCCGTATAAGCCACTTTGTCCGCCCAACTGACGGGAGACAACTCCACTTCAGTTTTAAGGTCGAGCAAAACCCACCCGAATTGTTGCCGTATTTTAGTAGTCATACACTCGTTGGCCATAGCTACGAAATCATGTAACTCAGTAGCCGGAACTAACGCGAGCAGGGAGTCGTGTATTTCCATAAAAAGACGTGACTGCATCTTTCTATTTTCTATTTCTTTCTGGATATCAATGATGGATTGCAGCAATAGATGGAAAGCCGAGCCCTGTACCGGACAATTGATTATGAAATTCCTGGTTTCTACGCCTCGCCACAAAAAACCCGAAAGCGTATGGAAGTACCCCTTAGCTAAATACTCCCGATACCAGTCTTTCTTCCACTGTGCATACGTCCGATACCGTTTGCCCCAGAAGTCGTCTTCGACCGACTTGATATGCGAGACGAAGGTGTCACTGTCCATGTTAGCCACCCATTTCTGTTCGCCTTCGTCGAACTCAATGCCCAGTCGCTTGATACCCACAGACGAGAGATGCTCCAGCATCCCTGTCTTCCCTGCCGTCTTCCATAACCTCCTAGCCACATCAACGTAATAATTGCCGTAGAACCACCCGAACACTGCATCTCCTTTAGCTGCGGTACGCAGCGTTTTGGCTAATGCCTTGTTCTCGGCGGCCCATTCGTCGCTGTACTTGAAGCATTGCTTCGCGGTAGCCGAATGCATATCGAAACCACTTTCGAGGTTGTCGATCATCGTTGTGTCTTTGTGGTAGCAGGCGGCTACGTGGACTTCTAGAGCCGAGTAGTCGATTTCGACTATATACCACCCTTCCGGGGGGCATACGCATCCTTTGACATACTTAGTGACTGACTTGTTTCGGGACGGCAGGTTGTTGAGGTTCGGACTATCCGCCGAACCTCTAAATGATTTGACGTTATGTAGGTTCAGGAACCCGTGCACCCGCCCCTTAACGCAATCGCGTTCTAGGGCATCGAGGTAGGTTCCTTTTAGCTTGTAGAGTTTTTGCAGTTGCAAAAACTCAGCGACGTAGTCGGAGTCGAGAAGCAGTAATGCATCCTCATCGAGGATGTATTTCTTGGACTTTTTCGACTTATTGGCTCACGGTAGCTTTAGATGGTCGTATAAAATATAGGCTAATTGGTCTCTAGAATTAAGGTTGCATTCCGCACCGTACCTCCGTTGCTGCGTCTCGTAAATTGAGTGTTTTCTCAAATTAGACTCTCGTGTACGGATTTCAGCTTGGACTTCTCGCTGTGCGGTAGCCAGCTTGGTGGTGTCTACCGGGAGCCCGATACTCTCTATCTTGGACAGAGCTATGGTTCCTTGGGTAAACAAACGATACGCTTCGCGAGTTGCGGGTTTCATTTCTTGCCGATTCTACCACGAGAATCCCTGACGACTGCCGTATTTCCCTTCACCGTGACGCTACCTGCCAGACGCCCTCGGGCGTCCCTTAGCTGGATCGTCGATTGCTTTACGGTGGCCGTGGCGATGATTCGACCTTGGCTATCGCGGAAACGGATTCGGTCATCGGCGGAAGCCGATGCGGGAATTTGTAGCATACATGCTACAAAAGTGATGAGAATGATTGATAGTTTAATCACTGTTCGGTTCCTTGTTTGTCTGCTCGTTCTTGGGCAGCACGGTCGGAGTAGACGGTGCCGTATCGTTTAGTGAGTTTCGCAATGTTGGCATCGATGCATTGCTGCCGAGTGATGCCTAGACCCTGTCGGATTCCTTCCAGGTAGAATTCAATGTCGCCGAGTTCCTCTTCGACATTGACCATGTCCAGATCCTTCTGGTAGATGACTGCCTTGTTAACGGCGTCCAGCAACTCTCCGGCTTCGCTGGAGATGCCGATGGCCATGTGCATCAAGTGTGCGTCGTCGGCTGTCATAGAGGCCGCTATGGCCTCTCCTGGCTTTACTAAGGCGGTTACTAGTTCTTCGTGTGTCATAATTGTTATGGGTTAAAGGGAAATTAAATTACCGGATACAGTATAGTGTAGCCGGGTTGTTCGTAGACAGAGATAGGATTTGGCGATATTTACTTTCTTTTCCTCGCCGGCCTTGGAGGTCTTGTGAGGGCTTGCTCTACTGACCAACCTCTGTGAAATCTCTTACCTAAAATAGATTGGGAGATCCCGACTTCTTCCGCCCAGGCGGCAATGCATTGAGTCTTTCCGTTATATGTCCACATCGCATTGCTCCGCCTATTTCTACATTGTTCTTTATCAGTTGCCCATCTGCAATTGTCCGGTTCGTAATTGCCGTCTGGATTTGGGTGTCTATCTATAGATAGATTTTCGGCAGGACGTGGACCCATGTCCTCTAGAAAGTTCAAAAAACCTCGCCCTTCAGGCTCACGCCATCGGTCACAGACGCGGATTCCGCGTCCTCCGTAGTAGTGGTACTCTCGGTCTTTAGGATTAAGGCATCTTCTGTAAATATTGCACCATGCGGTATACTCAGCCGAATATGTTTTTCCGTGCGTAGTGCATCTTGCCTTAGTTACGTCTATTCGTAAACAGCCGCAACTGCGTGTTTTAGTGCTTTTAATAGCTCCACATCTAAAGATGGCTACTTGTCCGCAATCACACTGACAAACTTGACGGGTTACGTGCTTTCCTTTTGTGCCTTCTCGCATCATAAACTTAGGACCAATGGTCGTTAAACGACCGAAGGTCTCGGGAACAAATTCCGTTGCAACTTTTACCGAATGCACTACAATAAATTCAGCCATCTGAAATACTTGCCTATTTTACGTGGTTAGAAAAGCCGTGAGTGTGGTTACTCACGGCTTTTCGCATTATAGCAGGTAATATTGATTTATGCATCAAATAAATCGACTGACTAGATGGAATCTGCCGCGATGAGGAGAACCGGCCACTGCGATATGGCGACTAGGAAGATCTGCGAGAAATTCCATCTCTCTCAAGACTATGTAGTTTAGTCTACACACCTGCGATTCGCGTTCGTACTCGTTCATGTTGATACCGATAGCTGCATTCGCATGTGCCCAGATTCCTTTGGACCCGGTAAAATTGACTTTCCCCAACCAGAAGCTAGAATATGCTTCCTTATTTACCTGACTTGCTGTCAGCAGTAATATCTTAAACTCAGAGCTAATTGCACGTAAGTTTTTCCAGATGTGATCGTGTGCTTCGTGTCCCTCGGTGTGAGAGGACTTCGCCAGCAATCCCGCATAGTCTATTCCGACTACGTCAGGCACCCAACCCTTGTCGGCCCAGGCCGACAACTTACGCCGGATATCCTCCACCGTCATCGTATCTGCCGGTGTCGAATGTAACCGAAACCGGTTGGGCTCGCCTCTAGCGGCCATAGCCGCCCAGGCGACCTTTGCTTCCTCTACCGTATACCCGGAACTGTAATACTGCTCTTGAAACTCTACCGTAAGCTCCTTAGCTTCGTTGTAGTCGATCTTGGTCGGTATTTTGACCTTACCCGCCCTGGCGGGTTTGCCTAACCATGCCGTTGACCATCGCCGTAGGACTTGCTCCTGGGATAAGTCGCCGATGTTGAAATAGGCTACCCGAAGTCCTTGAATGAGGGCACGCTGACAGAAGCCAGCTAGGTGCGAACTCTTCCCTGACTTATCTGCCCCGCACAGGATAACCAGTGCATCTCTATGGAGCGTAGGGCCAAGCCATTGGCCGAGCGCTGTGTCGGCGGGGAACTTGATGATGGATTCGTATTGTGTCTTTTCGAATGCCGTTTGCACCGCATCCAAAGCCGTGAACGGCTCTAGATAGTCTACTCGTTGGGATAGCTCCGGTAGCTTGAAGGATTGGATGGCATTAGTTGCGGCGGTTATGTTTCCGTTACTGATTGCAGCCGTGATATTGTCTGCTAGCTGTTTGGCTGCGGTCCTTGCGATCAACTTATGTATCAGTTCGACGACATAATCGGCTCGCATGGTTACCGGCTGCAAGGAGCCGAGAAAGCGACCGACTAGGTCGGTCGAGGCTTTATCGGCGGACCTTGCCCAGTCCGAGTAGATGGCAGTTAAGACTGCCGGTCCGGGGGCTTCGCCGAACTGCTTGAAATGGTTTAGGCACCATTTGACTACGATATTGCTAAACTTTGACGGGAAGCAGTTGTCCGGCAACAGGGTCGCAACGCGACCGAGGGTTTCGGTGTCTAGGCAGAGAGCAGCGATAACCAGACGCTCATCTTGGCTGTCGTATGTTTCTATCTGCATTTATTCACCGAACACGAACTTTCTGAGCTTCTTGACTTCCGCTTCTGATGCTTCCCCTGGGTCCGCAGCGTCTAACTCTATCCGCACCGTTTCTCCAGGAAACACGGCTAGCTGTTCAGCTAGAACTTTAGCCCGGGCCTGTGCCTGCGGACTGCTATCAAACACAATAACCCTCTTCCAGATCCGAGCAATTTCAGCTAGCTGAAATTGCGTTACCGCTAGCCCGAACGTAGCTACCGCTCCTCGACCGACGCGAATCGCGTCAAAGCAACCCTCCGTTACTATAGCCGTATCCCGTATGTACTGGTTGCCGAAAAGCAAATGTTTTTCATCAAAACATTTCTGATGGGCTTGGGCCGTTTGGTATCTCGGCTCCTGGCCGCACGCGGCCCTAGCCGTCCAGGATACCGGCCTACGGTTCAAATAAACCGGAATGAACGCTCGCATCGGGTAATCAGAGAACGGACCCGTCGCCTGGATGCCCCAATATTTCTCTAGGTAGCCTAGATTGAAGCCGCGTCCTCGGAGATAGTCTGCGACTGCCGGTACTTCGGCTATCGGCATTAGGTTCGTCGGGGGCGTGTAACGCCCGAGGGATTTGGGGGTCTCTTGTTGGACGTAGGCTCGGTCACCGAGCAGTTCGTTAATGGCCGACCACGGGGCACCGGAAAGCTCCTTTAGGAGCTTACGGATGTTCCAGTTGCCACACGTATAACAATTTGACCAGTCGAGTGAGTCCTTGATGCCTAGATGGTAATTTTCGTTCGTGCATCGGGGGCATCTTTGCGACTGGGTCCATCCCGATCTTGAATGTTTGTCGGTTTTCGACCAAGGTACCGCGAAGCGGTCGAGGAAATCGGTTAGCATACATTACTCTTCCACCCACCCACTACTTGCACTTTCTCGCCACCGGAGCCCGGATAATTTCTGTATGCTCCCCGTAGGGACTTCGGTTATCCGGCCGCTGTAGAATGTAGCGCAATGAACCTTTTTGCCGATTCTCCTCTGAAGCAGGGCTTTCGTTCCTACTATCACAACTGCCAGCCACTCTTCCACGAAGTAATCGCCGCGTTCATCGCAATAGAAAAGTTTAGTCATGGTGATAGGTATCCAGCTCTGTGTATCCAGAATGCTCGTCTAGCGCATCATCGTCTGTGACGATCCGCAGTCCTTTGTGGCAATTGTCTACGATCAATGTCATAATGTTGCGTCGGCCTCCGGGATCTTCAGAACCGTAGCCGAAAACAGGGCCGCCGGCAAAACGGGCTCCGAGATACCAATACGTTTTATCCGCATCGCAGATGATGTAGTAGTCCGTACTCATACCTCAAACTCCCGGACACCTTCAATCGCCTTATGCGCCTGCTCTAAGATCTGCGTGAGATCAGAAGCCGCGTTCATTGACCAGCCTGTACTTGTCCGCAACACCATGAACGTCTCTTCTCCTGGAAGTTGGTTCTCGAACGATATGTCTAAGATCTCCGTTTCGTCCGTAGTCCCGAGCGTGTTGCCGGCTTGCACAAGTTGGATCTTGGCTTCTGATAGCCTTATTTTATAGTCTTTCATGCTTACCCTCGCTCCGCAAATCGACGGATATCAGTCAGATACTTTTTCCACTTCGGATGCTCCAGATGGAATACCCGCATTCGCGGGCTACCATAGACTGCCAGCACCGTGAACCACTCGTAGACGAATTCCCTCGCCGTAGGCAGAAAGCTATGCTCCCTGCCTTTGGCGACCGTAAACAAGTATTCGGTATACCGAATCAATGCATCGGAGACGTATTCTGGATCGATATCGTAACCGGCTTCGGCTATCCGTTCACTTACATCTAACGCCATCTGCGATACCGGCACCTTCCTCGCCACTGGATCGAACTGCATTTCATGCAGTAGTTCCGAGAGGCGACTGACAACGGATTCCGACTTGATCGGATACGGTTGCCGGGCTAGGTAATTCTGAAGCTGGATAGCTTCGGGGTAAGAAATCCGTTGCAGAATCTTCTTCCAGTCAAGGCTACGGGATTTCCCATTAGTAAGCCGGTTGTACTTGGAGTGAAGTTCTGCAACGGGTGTGCTGTCCTGTGTGTGTCTGAGTTGGCCGAATGTCATTTGTTTATCACCGATTCGAGCATTTGCTTTAGTCTGCTACCGGCCCCGCACCTTGCTGGCCATGTGACGTTACGCTTGCCGTCTTCTGCTGGATACCAAGCACTTCCGCCTGAGATGATACCGACGATCTTATCGTCGAGTATCATCGCCCCGCCTGACATACCCGGCATAACAACAGCATCACTATAGACTTCATTGCTATGAACAAAGGAAACAATTCCGGAAGTTTTCCGAAGTTTTCCGGAAGCGAAGCCGATAAAAGAAGCACGTACCGTAGAAGGGGCGTATTCTACGCCCATAGTCGATACGCCGTCTACCGGCGATAACGGCAGCACGGTGTACTTATGCTTGCCTGTGGGGCTCTCTAGCAACGCTATATCGGCGTCGAAATCGACGTTGGTGACCTTAGCCTGCGGAATGTCGTCGGTCGCATCGTTACCTAGCTTGTAGGCATAACCGGCGTAGACGGTTTTGTCTTTTAGCTGTACAACATGCCACGCTGTTCCGTAGTAGGTTGTCTTGTCGTCTTGGTGAATGACGACGGCGGTGCCTTGGGCACCGTCTGGGGTATAAATACGGAAGATGCCGTTCTTCGTAGGATCTATGGCGAATAGATCCGAAGTAAGGGAAATCAGGACAAGGATTGAGATAATTCGCGCAGCCACTTTGGGATTCCTTTTTTGAAGATGTCGTTTCGCTGGGTCGTAATCGGCAGAGCGAGGCTAATGTCTTCCTTTATAGCACGTCGCATCAAGAAGGTCAAAAGTTCTTCTTCGGACCAATCGTTGTCCTTGCACATTCGGCTAAAGGCAGCCTGGACAGGCTGAGGGATTTCACGGAGGATTGTCATCTTGCCATCTCCTGGACTAACAAATCCAAAACATTCATCGTATTTTGCTTTTCCCCGTCGATTATCTGCTCAGATACCAGTTGCTTTTCCTGAAGCACTTTGCAGAGTTTTTCCTCTATCGTCCCTTTGGTTACTAAGTAAGTGACGACAGTCTCTCGCGTCTGTCCAATACGGAAGTTGCGATCACGGGCCTGTAAAACGTGGCGCGGGCTCCAGGGCATTTCAGCGAATACCGTCTTAGCGGCTGCCGTCAGCGTGATACCGGCACCGGCTGCAACAATGTTGCAGACAATCAACCGAATATGCGGATTATCTTGAAAATCTTTGATGATCTTCGTCCGCTTGGCGGACGCCACAGCTCCGTTAATCACTAGCACCTGCGATACGTCATCCAGGGATCGCCTTGCGATCACATCCAACATGGCCGTATGCGTGCAAAATACGATCATTTTCTCATTCGGATTAGCCTCTAGCCAGTCTCTAATCCATCTCACTGTATTCCTCGCCTTACAGCGAGCTACTTCCATTAGGAGTTTGGTAGTCAGCGATAGCTTATCCGCTCCTTTGTTCTTACTCTTGCTCCATGCCCCCCATCTAGCTACCTTGGTATAGGCTTCGTGGTATTCCCAGTACCGCGTATCATTCTCCATTTCGACAATCTCTAATTTTACCGTTTGCTTTGGTAAATTCAGGATATCTTTCTTACGGCGGAGAGTGAACGGCTTAATCAATTCATGTAGTTCGGCGAGGTTAGTCGCCCCTTGGTAGGACCATTTGCCGTAACTGTCATTGTACTTAGGGTCACAATATTTCCAGGCGTAGTCGCTGAAGTTTGGGAACAAGTCAGGCCGGATGCAATGCAACACAGCGAAGAAATCGCTAGGGCGATTAGCTATAGGGGTTCCTGAGAGCCCGAGGACCGAAGGGCATCGGGCGGCTATCTGCAACGCCGCTTTCGTTTGTTTCGTTTCGGTGGACTGGAGTGCGTGGCACTCGTCGAAGATGACGGTAGTAAACTGCTGTTCCAGCAGCCAAGGCAACTGATGCCACAGGATGTTGTAGTTGATGATTATGGCGTCGTGGGCGATCTCGCCCTCACAGGGCGTCTCACCTTCGATGATAGCGGTCGTCGCTGACGACCATTGCTTGATTTCGTTCTTCCAGTTCCCTTTGACCGAAGCCGGGCAGACAATAAGCACAGGCCATGCCTTGTGCTTATTGAGATAGGCTATGGCAGAGACGGTCTTGCCTAAGCCCATGTCGTCAGCTAGTAAGGCTTTGCCTTTGGTGCGACTTAGGAAGTCTACGGCTTCTTGTTGATGAGGTAGAAGTTCAGGCATATTAACTGATTACGACTTTTCTAACTCGTCGCCTCTCGGCGACCTTATCTACGAGTCCATTAAGGATTTCCGTTACCGTCTTTTCGGGCAAGCCGACTCTGTCGGCCAGCCCTTTGACCGTGGTAACCATACACCGGCTACCTAGCCATGTATCTACCATAGCCTGCTCGTCGGCATCTAGTGGAATATTTACCGAAACATCTACCAATTCGCGGGAGCCCTTCTTCTGCTTACGCTGAAGCCGGTTCATGTAAGAGAAAGCACAAATCTTAGTGAACGCCATAGGCGATCCTCTGCTCGGGTCATATTTTGGCCGGTATGTCAACCAATAAACACAGAAACCTGCGTAAAAATCGCCGTATTCCATATCCCGTTTGTAGAAGGCGCTCCAACGCTTATGTAGAATAGTATGAGCAAATAGGGATGTATTGTCCAAATCCGTTGGATCAATCTGAATGTCTTGCATAGTAACTGGTGTCCTTCTGTTGGTGTTGGGTGTCGAAATGACGGTGCCTGATTCTAGCCATCGGCTCCGCCGATGCAAGGTGCTGGGCAACTAAAAAGGGGAAATAATTTTGAAAACAGTTTTAGTTATTCCTGATCTACACTGCCCGAAGCAAGACGACCAAGCCGTGGAGACGGCTCTAAAGATAGCAAAATATGTTAAGCCGACGCACACTGTGTTTCTAGGTGACGTTATCGAGGCCGAAGGGGTAAGCGAGCACATTAAAGATTCAGTGGCCGCAAGGGCTCTGTCTGATCTTGGAGAAGAGTTTGATTCGTTCAATAGCTTGTTCGACAAGCTGACTTCGCATTCCGACGAAGTCTTGATTACCAAAGGCAATCATTGTGATCGGCTACGGAAGTACGCCGATCAGCACCCGGAAGTCGGGTCACTGGTCAACTTCGAAAAGAATATCTACCTCAAAGAACGCCGGAAAGACGGCAAGAAGATTCGCATCTGCGAATATAATGAGGCTTTGAATATCGGCAAACTGTGGTTCACCCACGGTACTTATACCGGAGATACCGCCGCCAAGAAGATGGTAATGTCATACCAGCGCTCGATATGCTTCGGTCACACACATTCCTACTCTACCTTCACCTGGACGAGCCCTATTGACGTGCGGGATAAGCACACGGCTTACAACTTGGGGTGCCTGTGCTCCCAGAACCCAGGATTCATGCGCAATCGACCGAATGCCTGGACTCACATGGTAGCCGTTGCTTATATCCAAGACAACGGCTGTTTCAACCTCTATCCTATCGGCATTTTCGACGGCGTTGCCGTCTTTAATGGGAAGATGTTTGCGTCGTAGCTACTTCTACCTGTCTGCTCGCCCACCGATACAAATCCACCAGCGTGAAAAACACAGGTTTTCCTTGCTTCAGGAATTCTTTGACTTCGT